GATCATGTTCTTCTACAGGATCGTAAGCTGTCTTAAATTTCATAGTTTCACCTCCTTTCGCAAGCGCCTAGACGCGGCGGGCGTAGCGCACAAAAAAAGGGCGATCTCCATGAGATCGTCCTTTTTCTGATACGCTCTTTATTAGATTATCATTTAGTAGAGTTATTGTCAACAGTCTGCACATACTCTATGGCGCGACCAACCATGACAGGAATACGGGACTCGTCACAATTCTCAACGTAATAGCGACCGTCGCTGTCACCGAGATTGCCAATATAATAAAGAGAAAAGTCTTCAGGATACTTTTTAATAAGCATTTTATCATCGTTAACTATACCTTCAAAAGCTCGCAGAGCGAGCATATCGTTATGATAAACCTGCGGAGGACTGAACTGTTCAGCCTTGGAATCATAAATGGAATAAAGTCTCAGCGGAACCATCTCCTTTTCTAAATGCAACTAAAAACCTACGAATCATAAGATAAAGCGTAGCTGATATGATGAAATATTCATTATCAAGACGAATAACTCTACAATCATCAGACTTAAGACGATAAGCGGCATATTTACTGCCACGAAAAGAGTAGTCAAAAGGAATATTATGATCACAACAGAATTTTTTAACAATTTCAAACTCACTAATAAGCATCACCTCATTTCTGACTTAATGATAACACAATCATAATACCTTGTCAAGCTTTCTGCCAAGAAAATGCTTGTACTTACCTTCCTGAACACGACAGCGGTCAACCAAACGCTCAAAAGTGTTGTTCTCCAAGTTATGAAGCATCTTTTCAATACGATTATTGCGAATATATTCCATCCAGTGAGGATGCGTTTCATCAAATTTCCTGTCATAATAACGAGGAGGACGCATTTTTTTGCCGTTGATAACAACATAATCATTGGCATAGCATTCTTCACCATGAGCTTCGAGCCATTTAGCACCTATGCCGGGACGATTAGAAGCAACCATGAATTCAGGAATGCGGCCTTTATAGTGAGAAGGAGCATCTTTACCTGTCTGCTTTTTAACTATATAGCGAGCGACATAGGCAGCAGAATCAAAGCTAAACTCACCAATAAGGTGCATACCGTATTTCCATACTTTGGCAAAACGAGAAGAAGTATAAGTATTATAACCGTCTGTACGGAACCGAAGAATTTTGTCATCAAAATCAATATTAAACAAAATGTAATGATAATGGGGACGACCATGAAGCTCACCATATTCACCACAGCCAAGGAAGCGTATACCACTGCCATACTCACGACGAAGATTTTTCATGAAAGTCTGATGAAATTTCTTGCTTAAGCTTTTATCACGTGGCAAATGATAATCATCGAAAGTGCAAGTAACGAAATAAGCAGAAGACGAAGAACGGGCTTCGTGAACAGCACGGACAGCCCACTGTCTGCTATTTTCGAGACGACAGCCGATGCATTGTTTACAAGAACAACGAATGAAACGGCTATCGCTAGCAAGCTCAGGGTGAGAGGCAAGGCTACCGTAAAAACTATAATGTTGTTTTCCATTTTTGGTAATCGCTCCTTCAACTGGATACATGAGAATAGGATTATAACAAACCATATTAATCACCTGTACCGATTGTATCAGGATTAAATCAGAATGTCAAATCCTAAATCCACCTCGTCCTACTCTCTTAAAATTTCTACGGCGAGATCTGGAGGTACGCCGAAAAAGACGGCGAGAACCTCGTTTAGATAAACGACGACGTCTCATTTAGAATCCCTCCAAGAACCGAAAAAACGGCCAGTTTTTTTAGAATCATTCTTATCAGCAACTGGCTCAACAAGTTGCGCAACATCGGTTTGAAAATCCGAAGCAACTTTTTTAGCAGTCACGGTATTAGAAGAAGCTTTGCCTTTCAAAGCTTCAATCAGATCTACAACTTCCTGAATAAAAGGAACAACAACAGAAACGATAAAAGTAAGAATCATAGTAGTTTTGTTAGACATAAAATTATCTCCTTCCAAAATAACGACCTCCGAGGAAGCCTATAACATTTTTGACAGCAGAACCAACACCACTAGCGACAGATCTGGGAGTACCTGTAAGACTTTCAAGATTCTTATAAAAATCACGTTCCATGCCTGCCATTTCAGTTTGAATATTATCAAAAGCGGCAGCAGAATTAGCACGATTAGCAGAAGCAATATTATTCAAAACACCAGAACTAAGGTAAGAACCCTGAAGACGAAGGTTTTCAAGCTCCAAATTCATCTTTTCAAGTTCGTAACCAAGACGCTTTTCATAAGTCTGCTCACGAAGATTCAAATCATTTGCAAGAATACCATTTTGGAGTACTGTTCCATGGGTGCTCTGACGCGTAGAATCGGCTTCTGCGACGTTTTTTTCAATTTGAGATACTGCAAGATTCTCGGCATTCTTAGCCTGCCTTTCAGCGGCACTAGCGGCTCTGGCAGAGTTCATGGTAGAACCTATATCACTCATACCTACAGAAGCAGCTGAAGCTCCAGATATAGAACCGCCTATACCATTAGTTGCGGCAAGAATAGGATTAAGACCAGCCTGACGCATATCTTCTACAGCCCATTGATAACGATGTTTATAATTATCAACATTAAGCTCATTCTGTAAGCGAATAGCTTTCTCGTTATACTGCGATTGAATTTCAGACGAGCCTAAGCCACCAAGTACAGAACCAGCTATATTACCTAATGTATTAGATAACCAAGACATGATATAAGCTCCTTTAGAAGTGGTCTACAAGACCAGGAGTACCAAACATAGGCATAGGACGAACTGTAGTATACTTGAAACCTATGTCGAGCAAAAACTCAGGCTCGTCTTGAACGGCAATGATGCGCTTGATAGGTGGATTTTCCGTAATAAATTCTTCATTAAGAGTAGGAGCATTGTTGAAGAACTGTGAAAGATGCCAAACGTCAAGGTTACCACCAGTTACAGAGCTACGGAATTTACCAGTAATCTGCGAAGGTTTATAACGATATTCTGCATAACGTTCCTGGTAGCCAAAAACAGTAGTATCAGCTTCAGAACCTTGAGCATAAATCTCACGAAGCTCAATAGCCTGCTCACCAAGATGAGCGAACGTGGGCCAATAGAAATCATAAACAGTAGAGCGAAGCCACATCTTGTTGATACCTTGCTGATAAGTAAGATCGGCACGAGCGCATACGAAGCCTATAATATAGCCATGTTCAACGAAAGACTTGGTAAAACCATGGAACTTGGAAGCAGTAACACCATAAGCAGAAAGGTTGCCTTGAGGAGAGGTGTCGTCGGTTGCAGAAGTCTGAGCTATTGGATTAACATTTACCATTTTAGTGAAAGAACCTAAAAACTCTGGACGTTGCAAACGGGCGTCTGGAGAAACTACACCAAAGAAAGAGCGAAGCACTTCAGTATACCGACTACCACCACGAGCAAGACGTTCATAGAACTTCTGCATTTGGAAAGCAGTGCGAAGGCCGTTGATAGTGATAGCGGAAACTTCAGAAAGATCAGCATAAACACCTTCACCAGATAAAGAACCAGCTACGCCAGAAGAACCAAAAGTAATAGCATTAAAGACGGTATCTGATGCACCGTCACGAGCAGTATAAGAAGAAACCTTAGTACCAGAGGGGGCTTGTGTATATTGAGCCATAATAGGTGCGTTACCAGTTAATGAAATATCAACGCCAGGTCCTTTCTGTGTCCACGGAAGAGCAGAAGTAAAGTAATCATGACGTTTGCCACGAGGCGGACAAGCGTGGCCAGGAACAATATTGGTACCTGAAGAAAATACCCAAGAAGGCTGATCAGAAACGCGAGAGGAATCAAGAATTTCATTGACATCGCCTTTTTGGATTTTGACGGATTTCTGTAGATTTTCGTCTCTGAACCATTCGTTCCAAATTAAAAAAACAGCGCGGAATGGAAGAGCATTAATACCGGATAAATTACCAGACGTATTCACGGGCAAGCCGAAATAGTCCCAGAGAGAGCCTATATAGGCGTTTTCAGAATTACCAGTAGCAGAAACAGTAGGAATGGCATAATCAGTACTATCGTCAGGATCTTCTTGCTCGAAACAGAAGTTTTGCCAATGCTCCCAAACAAGGCGGTTTGGTACAAAAAAGAAAAACCAGTCAAGATAAATGTTATCCATAATAGGTTTAATAGGAGTAGCAAGGCGAGCGAAGTAATTAACAGACAACCTAGTAGTATCGCCAGGCAAAACCTCGTCAACAAATACAGGTATAAGCTTGCCTGAGTCAAACGTTGTCTTATAAACATGAGAACGGTCAAACTTAGTCCTTTTCATGTACATAGCAGGGGCATCGCTAAAGCGATGTCCTCTAACTCTAATATTGCGAGCCAAATTTTCACCTTCTTTAGATTGTAAACCCAATAATTAACCTAAAGCAAATTATTATTAGGTTTTAGATTATTTTTGCGTCACCTACGACAGTTACATCAAGTAAGTAACTGTCGTAGGTGACGCCTATTTTTGTGTTTTTTCATTATTTTGTTCTAAAGTGTTACTTTTTTCTTGTGTTTGTTCACTACTTACGGACTGTTGTGGTTCATCAAAGGTATATTTGCTACCATACAGACCTTGTTGTTGGAGATATTCGAGCGTTGCAGGATCATTCAAGCGGTCGATGAAATTCATAGGATCGTGACCGAATTTTGCTCGAACGTAAGCGGGTAAACTGTAGAATTCTTCACGAACTCCAGACACAAGCTCGAGCGCAGTGCTATAGTCGCCAGGAAGCGTTGCATCTCCGAACCGCAGGTAAGCGTACTGCGAACTATCGCCGAGATCAAGAGTCATAATACCTTTCTGGCCGTCTGCATACTTATTTACGATGTAATTGATATCAGTTTCATCTTTCTCGTCCTGAACTGTAAGAGAGGGCATGGTAAACTCAATACCGCAATGATCATGTTCTTCTACAGGATCGTAAGCTGTCTTAAATTTCATAGTTTCACCTCCTTTCGCAAGCGCCTAGACGCGGCGGGCGTAGCGCACAAAAAAAG